ACCCATTGCTTCAAGTTGCTTATCTAATACAGTGTTTGCTTTTTTTAATTGTTTTGGTCTTTGTATTTGTGCAATTATTGATTCAATGTAGTTTCTTGTTCTTTGCACGTTTTCATCTTTGATAGATAAATTGGAGTCATCAGCAATGGCTTGCATTACATTGTCTGTGATTTCTTCTACGCTTCTGTTTGCACCTATATATTCAGATATATAAAAAGACACTGCAGAGTATGATGTGTTTTTTTCAAAAGGTTTTTTTATTGCTTTATTTATTGGTCCGTATGCAGAATTACGCATTCTAGGTAATGTCCTGTTATCAGATCCAAAGTTAAGGAGAACAGCTTTTGTTGCATTTTCTAAATCTAAAGAAGCTATATCTTTTACAGTCAGATTTAATATTTGTCTAGCGTCCTCATCATTAGTCAAATTCTTAACTTCTTTGTAAAATTTTATAAGATCTTCTTCTAATCTTTTTTGTGCAGCTGAACCTTCTATTACAGCGTCTACTGTTCCTCTTGAGTACAATTCTAAAGTTCTAACAAATGTCTCTTCTAGTATATGTCTTTGCTGACTGTTTCTTAATTCTGTGGCCCCATTTGCTTTCAACTGCGTTCTAAGATTTATAAACAATTCATTTATTCTTGTATTGTCACCTTCTTTAATTGCTTGACTTATACTATTTGATATGCTTATTAAATCATTCTCAGACATACTGTCTGTGTTATTAACTATGTTTCGGTAAATCTCACCTAAAGTAGCAGTTCTACCTTTGAACTTCATAAGTAATAGCTCAGGATAATCTTGTTTTGTTTTTGTATATAATCCAGATTTAGGTAAAAGTTTTTTTATTCTTTTCATTAATGGAGTGTCTTCCATCAAACCATAATATATGTGTCCTGCTTCGTGTATTATATCTGTTTGTCCTACCGCATCTATATTTATAAAAACAGTTGAACCAATAGCTAGTGATGATGCTTCTTGTCCGTAATCATCCATTAGTTTGTTATAGGCAAGAACACCTTTTGCTCCTGGAAATTTTTTGTTCACTACATCTCTGACTATGGAATCTGCTATTATTCCTGATCCATATCTGAATGCAGGTCTAATATCTAGAACTGTTGGAGTAAAATCTGGTAATTCTGTTTTACTTCTAGTAAAGAATTTTATAATTTTTTCTTTTGCTTCTTTGACACCTTTGACCAATTGATCAATTTTACGTTGATCTTTTTTCTTTGCTTTCGTTTTAGTTTTACCTTCTTCATAAAACTCTTGAGCTGTTTGCTCTATTTCTCCAATAACGACACCATCAGATACTACTTCTATTTTATTTTCATATAATGGCCCATCATTTTTGAACTGGAAGTACAGTTTACCATCAACCTCTACTACATTAGATTCACCTGCTACTGGATTTACTAAACGTAGTGTTATGTTTTGTGGTTCTCTTGTATATTTTTGTATATCTACATTTCTTTTTGCAAAAAACTTTATAGTATTACCTGCAGCAGCTTTGATTATATAACTAAATGCACCAGCTTTTTTTCCCACTAATTTAGATATAGTAGCAACAAATGGTTTTATCCCTTTGCCTTTTAAAGCTTCTTCTGTCCTTTCGTACTGTTCAGTTTTAGGCGCTACCTTCGGTTGGTCTTTTTTTTTTACGTCTTCTTGAGACTCTTCAGTAGTTTTTTCTTGCTTTCTTGCGTCTTTTCTGATCGCGCTTGCCACATCTCTATTATTTATTGTGCCCCCTCTTCCAGTTCCTTCTATTTGTTCTGCTGCTTCTACTGATATATCTCCATTCTCTAAAGCTTTTATTAATTTTTCTTTTGCAGAAGGTGTTATTTGTTTTTTGGTAAGGTTGTTTATTTTTTCTACAGTTTCTTCTACTTCTTTTTTTGCAGCAGTAGCTTCTCTTTCCGATGCAGGTTTTGTTACTCTATCAACTACACCCTTTACTCCTCTTACAGCAGCCGCACCAACATCTTTAGCAGTCTGAAATGCTTTAGTTCCAACCTCTGTTAAAGTTTCTCTTAGTGTTTTTTTAGGTTCAGCTTTTTCAGCTTCTTCTTTTTCTTTTTGTTCTTGTTCTTGTCTTTCTGTTTTTTGTTGTTGTCCTTTTTGCGTAAAAGTTTCAAACTCATCTTTTGATAAACCTTTTTTCTTAAATCTTTTATCTCTTTTTCCTGTAGTCTTAGCTGTTGGAGCTTTGTCTACTTCTGCCGTGTATATATCTTCTATTGCTTGATTTGTTGTTGCTAGTTCTGCTTCTAAACGTTGCATAGTTTGATTATGCTCATCCTCAAGCATAGCTAATTTTTTTTCTAGCTTATTCTTATTTTTTATCATTTCCCTAGCCTTGGCTTTTCTCTCTTCATGACTTTCTATTTCTTGCGCTATTGCTCCTTCTTGTCTAGTTTTTTTCATTTCTTGGTAGAAAGCTGTTTCAGCACCCGCTTCAGTTAAAGTAGAATTGACGTGGTGCTTTGCATAATTTGCTTCGGCTTGTTCTATTTTTATTTTATAAGCATTTCCTTGTTCTTCTGTAATCTTTTTGTCTGCCACCAAATTTTCTACTATTGACATAGCTACAGATCCATCACCTGAATAGTTCCATATATTAGAAGCTAATAAATTATCTACAGCTCTTTCCATTGCTAGTTTTTGGTCAGCAGTTTGATCAGCAGCTGCTTCTCTTATAATATCTATGGCATTATTATATTGATCAATTTTTTTGTCTGTCAATGCTTTTCTTTCTGCAGCAGAATCAAAATATCCTCTGAATCCACCCATTGCACCACCCAGACCTACTGATGACCAAAATATATCTCTTAACTCTGGATTGTTTTTTCCAAAAGGAGCGTCTTTTAACCAAGTGGTCATTGGGTCATAATCTAATCCTTTTGCTTCTTGCATATTTTTATATTTTGCCCACTCTTGATATACTTCTTGGAAACCTTCGGAAACACCCTCTATAGTTCCGTATGCTCCTACTGCTGGCGCTGCTCCTGCAGCTCTTCTAACTAAATTTGCTATTTGACCTCTGGTGTTTTGGCCTATAGTTGATTTAGTTATTGGGTTTCTAAGTATCCTGCCCATTATACCTTTAC